GGATCAAGATCGGAGTAACCGGCTTCTGCGTTCTGTTCTGCCCGGTACTGCACATCCTCCACCAATTCTCTGCGGGCAATAATGATATAAGGCTGACGCTGCACATCCCTGCAATTGGGATTTCCGAAAACTACTCTTGTATTTTCCAAAATCTCTGCTACGATCTCGCCTTTTACGGCCTGCCCGTTTTCCACATCCGGGTCGAAGTAGAAATACATACAGCCGTCGCCGTCAACCGCTGCATTTCGCAGGAATTCCCGCAGTTTGGAAACAAATTGCGTCCGCTCGATAATAGCGGCATACTGGTGGTTGATTACCTCTGTGGCCTTTTCGATCTGGTCGGTAGTGTATGCGCTCACAGACGGAAGTGCGGATGCCTGCACCGCCAGATTGTCGCTGGTAATAGTCGATACCTGAAAGAGCACCACTTGCTTCAGGAAATTGAACATGGGGGTAGGAAGTCCGTTTGCCTGAACGCCCTCCCACTGCTTGCCAATAAAAAAGTCTTCATTGACCTGCACGGTATCGTAAAGGCCGATTTGCTGCTTGAAGCGATATCCGGCCTCATATTTCTCGTTTATTTTCTTTGCGTCAGGAAGTGCGATCTTCATTCAGCAGCACCGCCATTCTCTTCCCGCGCCTTCTTTAGCGCCTCGTAGGGGTCATAACCCAAAATGCCGGCAATACCAGCGTTGAAATCATTCACTGCGTTTACAGCCGACTTTGCTTTTTCAAAGTCCGGCACTGTGCCGCTTTCTAAATCGTTCAGGCGCTTTTCAGTTTTTGTTCTTTGCTCTGCATCGGCATTCAGATGACGGAGCAGCAAACTGTTCATGTGGATTATTTCATTTTTGACCTTTGCGGTCTGCGAAAAAACAATTACCACACCGCAAATAGCAATGAGGCTAAGAATGATTGCAACAATCGTCATAAGGTCCTCCTTTTGCGGAGGGGCAATGCCCCTCCGCGTTCTTTATCCGGTCACATCTCAGGCGGTGTAGTCGTGCGCCGCCACATTGGAGTTGTACAGGCCGTCGGCTGCACCATAGGCACGCAGCTCGTCACCGTCTGCCAGCGTCACAGCGCCGGAATACACCTTTGCATCCACGCTGTAGCGGGGGTCGGAGCCGTTGGTGGTGTAATAGATGGTGGTTGCGTTAGTGCTTGCGATGGTCGCCTTACCGCCGTCCACGGTGATAGTGGGGGTCTTGACCACAGTACCGGGAAGGCACGCGACAGCCACGCCGTTGGCCTTCTTGCCAAGCACGAACGCATCGTACATCATGCGGAATTCCAGCAGATCACCGGACAGACCGGGGGGATCCACATGGCCCTTGAAATCGTCGATCTTCACAGGGGAGATCAGTGCGCCCTTGAAGGTGATCATGAAAGGCACATTGGCAGGCATCCGGCTGGTGGACATAGGCTTAACAGCCATGTTGTCGAATTCGCCGATGGCACCCTTAGGCAGAGTCTTACCGCCCAGGCTGTCCAGAGCGGTCCACTCGGGAGACAGCTTCAGAACAGGCATGAAGTCTCTGCGCACACGCAGCTGCAGCTGATCGGGAACGCCCAGATCCAGCATCTTGTTGTGCAGCTCGATGATCTGGCTGACAATGGTGGACTTGGTGGGGGCTGCGGCCAGTTCCTCATGGATACCGGCATCCTTGGCCCACTTGTCCAGGCGGTACTTGTCCATTGCGGGCACGATGCGCTCCTCGCGCTCTGCCTTCATGACCTTGCCGACCTTGGCCTTGTCCATGGTCTCCTTGTTGTTGCCCTTGTCGATAGACAGACTCAGAGACTTGTCCTGAGTCATGGTGAAGGTCTGCACCTCGTTGCCGACTTCCTTGGTCTTGCCATAGCGACTGCCGGTGCCAACCTCTTTGCTGCGGTCGTAGTCCTGCAGGGGCTCGGTCCTAATGCTGGTTACATGAACGGTCTTTACACCGGAAAATTCCATGTCCAGATCATGGCTGAACATGTCGTTGGTCTCGGAGGCCTTGTTGAAGCCATCCAGAAGACCCTGCTTGTACTTTTCGTCAAAATGAATTACGGAACCCATATGTATTTATCCTCCTTTTGTTGATGCGCGTTTATGCAAACGCTTCCATGAATTCGTCGTACTCGCTCTTGGTGCGCTTTCCGCCGGAGTCCTGCTGACTGCCGGGAGAAGATGCGCGGTTTGCCTTGTTCTGTTTTTCCGCTTCCAGCGTTTTTTCCAGCTCTGCGATTTTGGCATCCTTGGCTGCGATCTCGCGCTTCATGTACGCACTGGTAAGAGATGCGCCGTTGACCACATCTCCGGAAAGCTCTTTCAAAAGCTCATCTGTCAGGACAACGGCAGGAAACAGTTTCCGAAACTCCTCAATTTCCTTGCGGGCTTTCGTCTTTTCCGTGTTTTCCTGATCTGCGGGCTTTGCCTTCAGCCTTTCGTTTTCCTTTTCCGCCTTTACTCGCAGCTCCCGCTCGGCAATGGCATCATCAGAAAGGCCCTGACTCTTCCACATGCTTTTGCGCAGTTCGTTCAAGAAAGACGGAATGTCCTTACCGGACTCTTTGGCAATCTCGGCCAGTTCTTCCAGCTCGCTTCTGCTCTGCGCCAGCTGTTCTTTTACCCGGTCATAGTCGGCACCCTTTTGCGCCAGGCTGATCACTTCCTCGCGGCTATAGGTCTTTTCCTCCTTGTTGATCTTCAGGGTAAATGTTTCATCAGCCGGCTGTTCTGCCGCAGGCTGTTCAGCGGCAGGTGGATCTGTCTGCTCCTGCTGCTCCTCGGCAGGATCTTCCTGCGTTTCGGCTTGTTCCTGCTGCCCGGAGGGCTGTTCGCTTTCCTCTGCAGGCTGCTCCTCGACGGGGTTTTCTTCGATCTGGTAGTCGTCTTCAAACGCCGCCATGAATTCGCTGAATTCGGTATCGTGTTCCATTGGTTTGCTCCTTTCGTATGTCGGCTCTGGTAGGCCTATATCTTCACGGCTCTGGTAGGCCGTAAATCATGAGAAAATATAGCTTTGACTTACTCCCGTCCCGCACATAGCCGTGCGGTAGTCCATAACGGTGGTTTCCTCTTCGTATGTTTCTTCCATCCGAAGCGCCTCCGCCGGCAAGACATAGGTCTGTGCAAAATACCGCAGGGCATCCGGGCCGTGGGTAATATCGTGAGGTTTGTCCATCACGTCATTGGGATCGTTCTTGGCGTGCTGCAGGCTCTTGACACAGTCGATCAGCGTGCCGCAGGTGTCAAAGATCCGCAAACTCGGAAAGCCGTCCTGGCGCAGCTTAAACAGCTCTTTCAGCGCCGCCCAACCCTGCTTTCTGTTGTTGTCAGCGCGGACAAGGCCAACGCCATGCTCCGCAAACATTGCTGCTTGCGTTTTTCCGGTGTCCCGGTTTCTGCTCCACATATCCGGTGGCGCGATGGAAAAGTAGATGTTCTCATCCGGTCTCGTCAGCTCGATTTGTTTTGCTGCCGCATCGGACACCACCATGTTGGGCTTTGCAAACTGTCGGTAGACATAGCACCGTCCCGTTTCATCCACGGCAACCCAAATGCAGAAGAACATATCAAGGCCGTAGTCAAATGCTCGGTACCTCTGCCAGTGTGGTGGGATCGGAAACGGCTTGCAGGTGTGCTTTCCGTCCTCAAATTCCTCAAAGTAGACACCGGACAGCGCGTTCCAGTCGCCGTAGCGGTGGGCTCTTCGAATGTCCTCCGGCAGCAGCTCCAGCTGCTTGACATAGTCCGGATTGCTCTTGATCAGATCGACATTGTCATCAACAGTCGCAGGAATGAACACATAGTCCTTGGGGTCTTCGTCATCCCGGAATTTTCTGTCGACGAACAGACGCTTCACCCAGAAATGTCCAACACCGCCGGGGTTGCAAGTGAGGTAGATCCTCTTGGGGATGTCATTGGCACCACGTACACAAGCCGCCAGACCGCGGAATTCGCTCTCTGTAAACTGAGTGGCTTCGTCAATGAACATCCAGTCATAGGACTGGCCTTGGTACTTGCCTCCGGTAGCCGCATCGTAGTCCGGCATGTTGCCGAATTTGATCTGGCTGCCGTTGGTGAATTTCAAAACATGGTCGGTTTTGTTGTACTGGTAAGTACCAGGCGCAAGGATGCCCAGCATCGGCAGAATAATTGGGTTTTCCATCTGCTCATATTCCCGCCGCAGCATGATGATCTGGATGCCCGGATACTGGTACGCACCCATTGCCGCCTTGCGGACGATGGCCCAGCTCTTGCCGCCGCCACGGGCTCCGCCGTAGCAGGTGTATTTCGCCGTGGAAAGAAAGAATTTCCATTGCGGCTCCGAATTTGGAGATCCCATGTCGGCAACTACCTGCTTTTGGTTGGGTATATTTTTCTTTGCCGCCATTTCTCCTCCTTCCCCGGAAAAACAAAAAGAGCCAGTGTAACTACCTCGAAAGGCAGTCGCACTGGCTCTTAGGCTCCGGCGTTATTTATCGATGATTGTTTCTTTCTTGCACCATGGACAAAAGAGGGGGAAATGCTTTAATACCGTAGTCGGCAACACTTTGGTCTTGGTCTGCTTCCCGCATTTGGGACAGCATATAAACCCTTTTTCATTGATCTGCATTTCCCGCCTCCTTTTTCCGGTTTATTATTTTTTGGGGTGAGGTTTCCAACAAGACCCCGGTCTGTTTTTCCGCACCCTCTGAAATCGTTGCTACTAATTGTATATATTTATATATAAATCTTACATGTATATATCTAAGAATTATATATATCTAAGTCTTATATATAAATCTAAGACTTATATAGGTCTTACATTTACCGCCAATGTTTTTTTCGTTTTCGGGAAGGTCGAAGTTGCCCAAACAAAATGGACCGAAAATGGCCGGAACCGGCATTTGAAAAATCGCTAAAAATGGGTGTGGCGCATATATCTACGCCCCCTCCTGCGAGGGCCGCCCGTTTTTCCGCTACCCTCCCCTGCATGGTTCTCATGCATCGGCTCGCCCTCACCCCGCTCACAGCGCCCGGCTGAGGCGTTACGGATCGTCACAACTTGATAGCGTGATTTGTCCGTCAGCGGTGGAATTTTGGCGCTTTTGCATTTTGTCCGTCAAAATGCCGAAAACATAGGCTTTTGCGGGTAAAAACCCACTTTAAACGCAACAAAAATATTATTTAGTTGCGTTCGGGCTACTTTGCCGCATCTCTAGCCCGTTTGTCATTGCCACCGAAGGAAATTTTGACTTCCACCGGCCCGCTGTCGGTCTCTTTGGATTTGTAGGCTATTCCGTCGCCGTAATCCTGCGAAATCAGCATTTTCGCCCATCCGGACATTTGGCCGTTCCACGCTTCGGCACTGCACAACTGACCACGGATGAACTGCAGAACACCCCGCAACATCCTCGCCCGCCTCCAATATGCACTCTCCGGCTTGTCACTGTACTTCTGGATAAACTCTTTCACCTTATCCTCAGTCGTGCCGATGTAGTCGATGAAATGCGCCCAGGATGCCCGTGCAAACTTCTTTTGATCCAGATCGGCCTTGTACTGGTCAATGAGTGTTTCCAACTCTTTCTCGCTCAAGTGAAACTCCGGAATTCTGCCGGAATTGGTATTACCTGCCATAAAAATCACCCCCTGCGTATCATTATAAGCAGAATAAAAAACAATCCTAGGGGTAAACGAACAAAAAACGAAAAAAATCCCCGCCGTGGATGTGACCCGGCAGGGCATGAAAAAATATTTTTGAAAAAAGTTGAAAATGGGGCTTGACATATGGGAACTCCCATGCTAATATGACCATGCAAGGCTTGAACGGCTCGCCACTCCAACCTAGGTTTTACCTCTCGCAAATCTAGGAAAGGAGGACGAAAAAATGAGTGCAACAGAATTGTTAAGCGTTCTAACATTCATCGCCGTTGTCATTTTCGGAGTTGTCGATATCATTATCAGGCTGACAAAGAAATGACCGCCCCCCTACATAGGAAGCGGCCAATCTTCACCTAGTACCTGTGGTTGAGCCGTGACCGATGCAGACGGTCGCAAGCCTTGCCGGTTAGGGGAGCTCGCAACTCCCCTAACTAGCAATAAAACTATATCACAAAAGGGGGTAGAAGTCAATAGCAGATCATCCAAGCAAAACCGCCTGGGAAAAAGAAAATGTAATTCAAGTAGTCCTAAAGATCAATCGCAACCAAGATCCGGAGTTGTTCAGCCTGCTGCAACACGCTGAAAGCAAATCTGGAGCTATTCGTGAATTGCTCCGCCAGGCAGTAAAACAGAGTTAAAAACAGCCCCGGCACCCGCTGCAACAGGTACCGAGGCACGCTCACAAAACCAGTTACCACACAAGTCAAGGAGCTTTTACATTATAGCCTCCTTGACGCCAAAAATCAAGGAGGTATTTTTATGGATATCACAAAAATCGCCCACATTCTGGACCTGCACTCCGTTCCCTACCGTATCGAGGGTGGCCGGATTTATGCTGACAGCATGATTGCATTCGCCCCGGCTGACGAGACGGTCGACATGACAGACTTCACCCGTAGCGAGATCTACGCTTGGCTTGGCTACTAAGGAATGGAGGAATAAGAAATGACTTACGAAATCAGAAACAATGCCCAGTTTAACAGCACCGAGATCTACTTTGACGGCAAGCCTTCCGAGGCCGTCCGGGATGTCCTGAAGGCCCATAAATTCCGCTGGCACTCTGTCAAGCGCTGCTGGTATGGTTACGCATCCGAGGAGACCATTGCCGCGGCCATCACTTCCACCACCACCGAAGAAGAGCCTGCAAGCGTCATCGGAGAGGGCTACATGGGCGGCGGTGCCGTCTATGGTAGCAAGAGCCATAAGTGGCTGTTTGGCGCGGATCTCTCCGCCGCTATCCGCGAGGACCTGAAGAAGGCCGGCATTAAGGCCACCTGCAAGGTGCACACCTATTCCGGCGGCCAGTCTATCACCGTCACCTACAAGACCACACAAGCAGACTATATTCCCTTCGAGCAGTATCTTGATAACTTCCGCATCAGCTGTTCCGGCTGGATCACCTACGGCCCCGGATCTGGCGAATTCATTCACTCCGACAAATACTGGTCTTTGGGCGCTGAAGAGCGGGAGGTTATCCGCTGCCGCGCTGCCGCCTATGCCTACGCGAAGGCCACCACTCAGGAAAACAAGCCCAACCGGCTGGACTGGATCGACTGGCTGACGGATGAGGCAAAAGCCGTCGTTGAGCGCATTGACGATATTGTCAGCGCTTATCGCTACGATTGCAGCAATGGCATGGTGGACTACTTCGATACGAATTTCTACTATGACATTTGCCTGAAGCCCTCCGCCGCGTAAGGAGGTGCCACCATGAAGAAATACAGAGACTGGGAAGTATTCCAGACTGAGCAACAAGGCCGCGATTACATCAAGGCCCGCCGCCTCAGAAGCTACAGTTTTAACCAAGCGTCTCCCGCTTGGGGAGGTGCTTGGGTGCTGTGGTACAATCGGCCCCGCAGAAAGGCGGTGCCGCAATGATTGCCTATGCTTTCTATATCGCAGCGGCCACCCTCATTCTGACCGCCGCGGGTCTGATCGGTGACCTGCTGTGCTACTTCTTCTTGTGAAAGAAATCGCCGCCCCATTACGGGGCGGCTTTTCTCATTTCGTCTGGTGATAGATCTCGTACAGCGTCTTAGCCGCTGCCCAGCCGATCCCCATTTCCTCCACCATTTCCCGGATCACCTTGTTTTTGTTTCCGTCCGTGTCCAGATTTATCCGGTAGGACTCCGCAAACTGGTCATTGTCGAAACCTTCTCGCAGCACCTCCAGATATTTCTGGTAGGTCTTCTCTTCTAGAATATCTTCCATGACCGCGGTCTGCTGCTTCTCGGTCAGTGTGCTGCCCGCTACGGCCTCTATTTTCTGGATGGGCCGCACGCTGGTGTATTCTTTTCCGTCCGCGTTGACCTCTCTGGGCTCGTCCTGCAGGGCTTTCATAAGCTCGGAGATATACACCGCCCGGTCAATGGGCAGGTCGGCATATTTGTCCGCATCGCCCAACAGAGCGTGACGCATGATCGCTTCCGGGTCGTCGTTTACCTTTTCCATCCACTTTTCGTCGTACGCTTTGTAGTCATCCAGCGTTTCCACCCTGGCCTTTTCCCTGGCGTACTCGTAGGCGCAGGATATCGCTTTCGCTTTCTGCGCATCGTCAAGCCCGCTGTACGCGCTGCTTTGTGTAATTCCTTCCACCAGCTTGCGGGCCGTCTGCCCTTGCGCTTTTGCCAGCGCTACCCATTCATCACTGGAAAGGTTTCGCTTTTCCCCGTCTATGGAAATCGTCTTTCCCGGAGAACTGGGGAACACATTTTTGTCGCTCTGCGCCTCATTGAGTCGGATCAACTCGTGGTATACCTCATCAGAAGCGCCCTTTTCGATATACCCCGGCGAAAGCATGTTGTATACAAGCCCAACAGCCCAGTTGGGGTTTTCCTCCTCTTCGCCCCATGCGTTGATATAAGGAACCTGATTATAGTCCCAACCCGGAATCTTAGCAGATGCTTTTCCGACGGCGCGCTGAAGCCAATCCGGAACGCCGCTGTCCTTGTCCACATATGTGGTCATGCGAGAATCCTCAAATGCGCGCTCTATTTGCCCAAGGGCGGTGTTGGTCAGCCCCTGCGTTAAATAGCTCAGTGCAGCATTGGCCACCAACTGTCCCACATTGTTATCCGCATACTTGATATTCCCCAGCGTATCGTTAACGCCCTGCAACATGGACATCTGGATCATTGGATCAGCAACAGACAATAAGGCCTGCTCCAGATCTTTCCCTTCAAAGCCGCCATCTTGAATCTGTTCCCAAAGCTCTGCGCCCATCAGTAACGGCATTGCCGCCGGTGTCAGCCAGTCTATTGTTATGCTGTATTCTCCAATCTGCAGCGCATAATTCTGATACCCGCTCAGTTTTTCAAAATTCTCTTTGCTTTCGTCCTTGTCGGGACCTGCAGTCAGTATACCCAGATTGCTCAACAGCATGCCCAGAGCGAAGATACCGCTGCCCGTCAAGGTCTTTGCCCAAGAATTGATAGCCTGCGCACCAGTAATATCTGACCCTTTCTGCATGGCTTTGATGCTGTAGTAAACCGAGTTAAAAATACCCAGCGGGCTGTATTCCTCTGCCCGGACCAATACATTGGCAGGAGTCCTCCGGAAAGGCATGATGCCTTCGAAAACGCTTTTTGCCACGGCCGGTGTATCTCTACGCCTGCCGATTTTAGACACCCAATCAGACAGCCAGTTGCTGTCCCGGAATGTCTGCTCCTGGGCTTCCTGTACTGCATACAGCCGGGCATTGTCCATAATGGAAGTAGCTACCTTGCTGTAGTCTGTATCCGTTATTCCGTTGGCCTTCAGATACCCCGCAAGCGCACGCGCATACGCGGATTTTGAAAATGCGGCATCTCCGAAATAACTGTTGTTCATCATCCAGTCGGTAGCTTTTCGGTAGCCCTCCATCGCTTTAGAAACAATGTTGTTGCCTTTGAAAATAGTCCGCCTATCTTGTACGCCTTGTGCAAATTCTGTGGAGGCCTGCCGGGCATCGGCGTACTTACCGCCGCCAAGCACAATGCTCTTGAACTGTTCAAAATCTGCCTTTGCCGCTTCCATTTGTGCTTTGCTCACGGTCAACGATTTTGTCTTTTTAATTTTTCCGCCGGACAGCTTGTTCGCAACTGCTTCAATTCCGGTGGCGACCGCATTCTTGGCCGAGGCTACCGCTTTCATGCCAATGTTGCCT